TCCGAGTAACTCTCTTGATGTAGATGCTTTGTTGGCTAACATACCAACTATCTTTGTCTTGTTAAATAATATATAATGTAAAATATAACCAAGACTTGTTACTGATTTACCAGATTGTCTAGCACTCTTTACAATAACATATCTATTATTCTGTATAGTATTAATTAAATCTTCTTGATAATCATAAAGATCAAATGGTACAAGTCCTTTATCAACATGAATAACTTGAACATAATTTTTAAGAAAATATACAATGCTATCACGACACTTTACATATTCTTGAACTTCATGTTTAGTAAATTGTTCGGGAACATTAGTTGGCTTTAATAACTGATTGCCTAAGTATGAATCATTTCTATTATCTTTTGCCATTATTTTTTCTTCTCAAGTAATAAGTCTTGCAGTTCTTTTGTACTTCCAATGAACAAAGAATTATTTACAGTATGAGGATCTTGAACATCTTTCTCAATCTCTTTCTTTGTTTTCTGTAATTGCAAAAGTTCTTTTGTCGTATCAGATAAATTTCTAATCAACATAGCAGCTACTTCATATGCTCGTGCTGACTCTGATTCTTTTGCAACAGCTAACAATTCATCAAGAGCATCATTACCTTTAGTAACTAAATTGTGGTATTGATCTCTTGAAAAATCATAATCAGAAGTTAAATCTGTTTCAGTCATTTTAACAACAGGTATTTTTTCTTTTTTCTTATTTCCAACTGGTATCAAATCACCTGTAACATCTAATACTTTATTTAATTTCTCAACAGTTGTTTTTTTCATATAGTTATCCTATTTTTAAGGTCTGCGTTCTTCAAAGTAATTCCAAGAAAGTTCACCACGCTCTACTGTTTCACCTGTCTTTCTACATCTTGCATAAGTTTTTTGAACTGGTGTAGCTCCAGGTGGATCAAAACTTCTTACACCACTCGAATAAGTACCGGGTGCATCTGCATATGTATGAGATGCCGTAGCACTATTTTCATATTGCCATATCTCATTACCAGCACTACCATCTTGACTTGATCCTAGTACAACTGTCCATGCCATATTTATTACTCCGTTATGGTTGTTGTGTATCCGTAATCGTCATCAAGGTCAGCTGTCAACGGATTTGGTTTAACTTGTGTATTACTTAGTTTAGATGTTGATGCAGTTGCATTATATTTATTAACATCAACTGTTCTAATAATACCCATATCAGATGTCGGGCCGTAAAGAAATCCCTGCACAACAAAAGATAATGTATGTATCAAAGCCCGTCTTGTCATGAAATCTCCTTCATAACTATCTTCAGTTGATAATCCAGTAAATATAATTGGTATATCTCTTTTAATTCCCAATGCACTCATTTCATTCATTGTTACATGATACTCTGGTGTAAAGTATGGTAAAATCTGTTCAAGTATTTGTGTACCATCATCAGAGTTTTTAACCATAACACTTAATGTAAAATCAAAATTATAGGGTACTGGATTATATACAGAAGCAAATACAGATGTATTAACATCTAAGTTGGCAGTTGCTGATGCATTTGCACCCCCACCACCAGTAATTTTAACAGTTGGTGTGGATGTATAACCACTCCCGGGTGTTAAACCAGTAAAACCAGTTACAGCACCATCAAGAATAGTAGCAGTCGCAGTAGCTTGAGTTGTTGCACCACCACCAGTAAATTTAACTACTGGTACAGATGTATAACCACTACCACCAACAACAAGATTTATACCTTCAACTGTTCCAAGAGATTTAATTGCTTTATGACGTTTTGTTGTCTGCAACTTTCTTGCAGGATCATAAGTAATACTTGTAAACTCAAAAGACATTCGTGGTAAAGTTAATCCAATTTTACCTTTACTTACATCAGTTGCTTGTCGTAATCGTACTAAATACTTTTCAGCAGGTCCGTAAGCTATAGGAACTTTAAATTCTTCTTGTACTACTCCAGCAGAAGTAACTTTCCTTACACTAATATCGTTAAATACTGTACCAAACAGAATAACAATATTTCGTATATTTTTATTATAAAAATAAGTACCAAACATTAAGTAACCTCACCAAATGGATTAGACTCTGAAAAATCTAAGATTGAATCTGCTTCTGTTTCAAATTCTAAATTGTCAGCAAACGGGGTTGTTGGTAATGCTTGATCGTCATAAGAAGTTAATGTCCAAACAGCACCACTTGAATCACCAGTAATAGATTGTCCTGCAACAAATGTTCCAGAAGTATCATTAGCTCTTAATGTTCTGGTTGCAGCAGTCCAACTAACAACAGTACCTTGTGCTGTTGCAGCTGCAAGATTATCACCTTGATAAATTGATTCATCAACACTAAATGTATCACTACCACCAGCAGTCATAACAAAATCAATTGAAGCAGATTGTTCTCTTTCAATATCATCTATAGCTGCAATACCTGTTTCCAATTGTTCTTCACTATATTGGAAGAGCTCACAAGTAATATCAAAACTATAATTTTTACCAGCTTGATAGAAAGGTTGTTCGTGTTCAACAAACTTGATTTCAAATAATCCTTTATTTATATTTGGTAAGAAAACTAAATCTCCTTCATTTGGTTTTGCCATGTCTGTTGCAAGTTCAAATCTATCTTTATGAACTGTGAAGATAACTTCATCCCGAATATCCAAACCAAACTTACTAACTAAATCACCTTCACCACCAAACCCTTCAGTACCTTTAAGATACATTTCTATTTCATAAACTCTACCAGTACTGCCAAATTTTGACAAAACATCTTCACCAAGAAGTAAATCTTCTTTTACAATAACTCGTGGAATATAAAATACATCCATGCCATGAATTTGAATTACTTCGCTCGTCAAATCATTAATCAAATCTTGTTCTACATTAGATGTTATATTATTGAAATATAAGTTAGTTGACATTAGCCTATAAACCCATCAGGTGGAAGTTCCCATTTAAGATTCATTTCTTCTTCTATCTTTGTAATTTCATCTACAGCTTCATCATAGATTGTCTTACCATTGAGTGTAACACCACCCGGAAGTTGCACCCCTTCAAATTTCTTTAAGTTCTCTCCCCATTGTCTTTTAATTAATGCAGTACAATATTTTTTAAGAAACAAATCATTATATACTTCTGTATTTGTTGTCGGATCTAAAACACGATAACATTCAACAATAAGAAAATCACCAACAGTAAATTTAGTAGCCCAATCAGTTTCAATAAATAATTTATTCTGTCTGCGATTAAAGAGAACTGTAGGATTAACAGTAAATAAATGATCTACCATTGAAAAGTTTTGTAATGACATCTGCCAATTAATCATTGATGAACCAGAAAATGTATTTAAATCATTTAAACGCAATTGAAATTCTTCATTAAAGAAACCTGTTTGAAATGCATTAAAATTAGCAATTGGTAAAACTCTACGAATACTAATAACAGGACCCCCATCAATATATTTTGTTTGAGCAGGAGTTGTTGATAGATCCGGATCAGCCATATCAATATATTCATTATTAATATCAGTTTGTGTTACTGAGTGTTTAAGAAAAACTTTCTCCACACCATCAAAATGATACTCCGCAAAAAATTCAAGTGCATCATTTAATCTATCATCACATTGTTCTTCATCCACATTAATTTCAATAACGGGGTGGCCTAATCGTCTTAGACAATATTCTTTTAAAAGTGTTCTTGATGTAATTGATGAATCTGGATATGCCATAGTTTTATCCTAACGCGATTGCCATTGTTACAGCTTTAGCTGTAGCTGCTGATTCAGATACCCCACCAGTAGTAACACTACCGACTACTACAATAGAATCATCTGATTTTCTTGTATATATTTTTTGATCGGTGACATTAATACAGATTTCACCAACAGCTAAATCACCCGTTGTTGGTATTGATGAAGCTGTTTCACTCTTCTTCGGTTTGATTACTGTCGCCATCTATTGGTTCCTGTTTTGGTTTTTCATTTGGTTTTTCATATTTTTCTTTCATTATTGTTACTGTTGCTTCCAACTGAACATTCTGTGCTACACTTTCATTCAATCTTGTTTGTAAAATAGTAATTATACTCTGTGCATACTTTATCTTCTCATCAAACTCATTCTGTTCCATAAAACCTCCATTGTTTAAATTAAGCCCATGCTAATGATGTTGCGTGTACTCTTACTTGTCTACCTGTGACAGCTGC